GTTTGTTTTAAAACCTTGAAAATGTGTAATCACAATTGGTTTTTTTGTGTTTTTATCTTTCATAATGAAGATTATTGTTTTTAGAAATCTATCGTCCATGTGTATGTAGCATACATTAATTTTAATTTAACCGGTAACACAAAATCAGGTAGCCACCAATCAAAAACCCCCCATATTTAGTAATTCAAATCTAATAACTAACTAATTGCAACCATAACTTTTATATCAATAAGTAAATCGTTATCACTAGTAATTTTACGATAATTAATCGTTATCAGAATGTTCGCTAATTGTTCTCCTTTTGTGATATTTTTGCAACACCTTGTGTGTATAATCTGTTTTTTATGTGTGCAAAGAATACCCCTAAACCAATAAAATCAACACTTTTAAAAGATTTAAGACCTGAATAATTCATAGTTTATTTGCTCCAACTAATGTTTAGTGGCTGTTTATCATCACCTTTTATGGTTAATTCGGCAGCTTTTCCGAATTTTTTAGGCGAAATCTTAGCTGCAGACCATTGGGATGACGCAATAGTCAATTTAAAAAGATTAACCAAGTTTTGACCGGCTTTAGCGTCTATTATTCCAGACTCAATCTTTGCTTCAAGTTCTAATCTTTTGTCTTTCAAGTTGGAAAGTTCTAAGTCAATCGCTAATTGTTTAGCTTGATTATATTTTTGCATCAACTCATCGGATTTAACTAATTCATTTCTGAATGATTGCCAGGTATAATCTATTTCAGGCTTTTCAAATACTTGCCTAATTGTTAAACCATCCGCTAATAATTCAAGGATCTTTTCTTCTAATTTTTTGTTTAATTTTCTAGGTCTTCCAGCCATTGTTTATAATAATTCTAAAGTGTGAGTCCTCCAGTTTGAAAGGAAAGAAAAGAAAGGTATCTGAAAGACTCACTATTGTTAGCTAACATAAAAGGCTAAAAACAACTAAAAGAGGGAGCTTGTAGCCAGTTAATCTATTAACACAATATCTTGTGTTTTACAAATCAAAAGGTTTCTTTTTGGGAAAATTACTAAACTCATCAAGTGTAATAGGATTAATCTTAATTTTGCCATCAAAAATAAGTTTGTCTATTTCCTTTTGAACTGTCCAAGCTCCAAACCTCTGATTGTCCACAATCCACCGCATCTGCTCTGCGGAGAGCATCCCAGATTTTAAGTCGTTAATTATTTGTAAAACTATTTCAATCTTTTCAGGGGGGGTGTAGGTGTTCTTATAGCTTAATTGTAAAGGTTCATTATTATAATAGTACATATTAATCTTTTAACTTTTTAAATCCTTTAAACCCCTTATTAATATTGTTATTATTATTATTGTTATTACTCTTATAATACTGCCCAATTTTTGGGTAGTCTGATTGCTTAAATTTTGACACCCTGACTACCCTTTTTTTGGGTAGTCTTAAGGTATATCTGTTGGCACTTGATAACCTGTGAATAACTAAGTAACCATTATCAACAAGCTCTTTTTTAGCCTTTTGTAAAGTATTAACAGAAACGCCTAATTTTCGACACAAATTAGAATTTCTTAAGTTCCTATAATTATCAGATAATGACTTAATATAGCAAAATAAGACTTTAGCCTCATTCCCTAGCTTATCGTCATATATTATTGAATTTGGGATCATAGCAAACCCCTCTTTAGTCTTTTCCATATTCTTTTAATCCTTCCTTGCTAGACCTTCTATATGTCAAATTTTGGGTAATCAATAAGAACATTTAGCGAACATAAATATTTCTACAATCTTAGCTTTTATAGTTTGACATATAGAACAAAACTTGTATAAGTTTAGTATGTTTAACGAATCAAGAAAGGAAATAAAAAACATGATTACTTATATATACAACAAAGACAGTTTTGAAAATTCAGTTGAAGTTGACAACTACCCTTGGGGTTTTAAAAAGACTAGCAAAAGATTCTGGCTAGAAACTAACAAGAAAGGAACTAGATTAGTTTCATCTACTAAAAATCCTAAAACTGGCGAATGGTGCAAGGCTAAGACTTCAACATATTCTGAAGTTGGAGTTTTAACATCAGATATTAAAGATGGTAAAAACTTTATTTCTTGGACAGGTTTAAGCGGTTATTCAAGCGATAAAGATATAGTTGAATTTACTAGATCAGTAGATGTTCAACAACTTCCAGAGCTATCCCAAAAGGCTATTTGTTTTTTAAAAGCTAAAAATCATGCTTGGAAAGGTGTAAAGGTTGAGTTTGTTACAAATCCAACACCGGAACAATCAGAGAAGTTAAAACAGAACGAAGACAAGGCTAAAAGCTATTTAGCTGCTGTAGGTGCTAAAGCATATAATACTTGTTTAATTAAAAATAACTTAAAATAGAGGTAACTATGAAAATATTATCAAACTATGAACTAAAAGACATGGGACAACCAATTAAAGAAACTTCTTGTTGGTTGTTTTTTGAAAAAGGAAAGATTGCAAAACATACAATTTCAAGATTTCATTATAAATCAGAAATTGAAAGATTTAGAAAAGAATTAAATTTTGCTTTTTTTAAAAAATATTCTTTACCTTTAAATGAAACTATTAATTAAAAAGGAAAATATGAAAAATAAACTTTACTCAATAACAGAAGACCTAGAACAAAGAAATCCAGGAAAGAAGTTTTATTCTTTTCAAGATATGGAAGACGCAGAGATTAGGAAAAAGGAAGTTATTTTGCCTTTACCTAAAAAATACTTTAATAAGATAGTTAAACTTATAAAGGGGGAGAAATGAGTAAAAAAGAAAAAATATATTATTCTGATTTAACAACTTTAATTGATGTTTGTTATAGTTGTTCAAGTCAAAATATAGTTATTAGCAATCATAATGATGATGGTAGAGAATCATTTTGTAAAGATTGTGGAAGCGAAGATATTGGAGCAGAATTTCCAAAAGATTTAATTTAACAAGGGGGAGAAATGAAAGACTTAATTAAACCAAAATTAAATTCTTATAATATAAATATACAAATTAATTTCCCAAACAATTCAAGAACAAATTGGAGTAAACTTTGGAAGTTAGACAAAAAGTTAATTGGAACTAATGAATATATGGGTTTTGCTTGGTTTTGGGATCATCAAATTAAATATTATATGAGAGAATCAACCGCAAAAGATAAAAAATATATACATGATAGTTTTATTTTAAATAAAGTACCTTTTAAAAAATGTAAAAATGGTGGTTATTTTAAAACTAATAAAATTGCTGAAAAAATTGTAGATAATTATTTTGAAAAGAAAGGATTAAATTATAAATATGACCAGAAATAATTTTGGCTATCCTTTTATTTTTGACCATGTAAGAAGGCAAGATAAAAGAAGGCTAGACAACATTAAATATATGATTAAAAATTGTCCTAATGATTTCAAAAAAATCTGGGAAAGAAAAAGGAAAGAACTTCAAAAAAACATATATGAAAGAAATAGAAAAATTCTCAACTAAATCAATTGATATTGAGGAATTAAAATTAATTACTTTCAAGAACATCATTGAGGGATCTAGGTCTGTCAATGGTGTTACTTGGAATAAAATTAAAAACCTAAAACCAAAGGATCAGATACAATGCTTGAAACAATTATCGCAGTAGAGATAGCTTTATGGATTTTTTTTAATGCTATCAATTAATAAAATGAAAGAACTTGTATATTTTATTAAATTAAATCCAAATATAAACACAGGATTTAATCAATATAATTATGTAAAAATAGGCAAATCTGCGTCCATAGATGGTATTAAAAGACGAATTTCAGGGTTGCAGGTAGGTTCACCCTTTAAATTGGAATTCTTAGGTTATATGGAGGGATCTGAAAGATATTTCCATGATTATTTTAGTGCTGCAAGAGTTCAAGGTGAATGGTTTATTTATGATACTATAGCATCTAAGATTAAATCATATAATTTAATTAATTTTAATGAACCCTTAAAAACAAAAAATTATATTCCTTATGTTTTAAATTATGGAAAATTAAAAGAAACTAAAGTAATTGCCTTTTTATCAAGAGCATTATCAAAACTTTTTATTCTTTATGATGTTCAATGTAAAACCAGAAAAGAAATAACAGATGATTATTTTGGTTCTACAATAAATTCAGGTGATAAATATTTTAATATTAAAGATAGTGATTATCAATGGAATGGAATTTATCTAACAATAACTAATGCTTATAAATTTTATTGTATGTTTAAAAGTATGATTTATATGCGTAATACTAAATTTTATTATGATAAAAGACATATAGATGTGAAAGAGTCATTAAAAGAATTAAAAGAAATTTGGCAAGATGAATTTAAAGATATTATTTTTGATGAAAAGAAAAAGGAAATAGTAAAATTAGATGATAAATAAAAAAAAATGTTTATTTTGTAAAAAATCATTTATTGATTTTTCAGTTAATAAAGTAAAAAAATATTGTTCTTATAAATGCAAATCAAAAGGAAGAAGAAAAACACCTATAACAATTAAAAAAAAATGTTTAGTTTGTAATAAAGAATTTACAGACACAAGTTATGCAAAAAATAGAAAGTATTGTAAAAAAAGTTGTGGTGAAAAATCAGATTATCATAAAATTAAAAAAAATCTTTATTTAAAAGAATATAGAAAAACAGATAAATATATTAATTATCAAAAAAAATTAAAAGATAATGGAACATTAAAAAAATATAGAAAAAAATATGAATCTAGTTCTAAATTTATTTTCTTTCTAAAAAAATTTAGAAAAACTGATAATTTTTTAATACCTCATAAGATTAGACAAGCCAAAAGGAGAGCAGATAAATTAAATAGGACTCCAAAATGGTCTAACTTAGAAAAAATAAAAAAAATCTATAGAAATTGTCCAAAAGGTTATCATGTGGATCACATAGTACCATTAATAAATAAAAAAGTTTGTGGTCTTCATGTCGAAAATAACTTGCAATACTTAACAGCTAAACAAAATATTGCTAAAGGTAATAAATATTTTGAATGAACATTTATGGAGATATGAGAACCTGTATCAAATGTAAAAATAAAGCTGATGTAGTAGAGAAAAGCAAGGACTATTGTGCTGAATGTTGGTTTAGATATTTCTCCGGTGAAACTATTGAAGAATATGAAAAAAGAAATAATGAATTAGAACAAGCAAGAAAGGATAAATATGAAAAAAGTTAAATTACAATCTAATGAAATAGAACTTGCTTTAAATGTAGCTGCTAAAAGATTTATTGGTAATATTAAAATGGGTAAGGGTTTTTCTTATGGCTATCAAGGAGATTATAAAAAACAACTTGGCGACTCATTCTTAGGTGCTTTAGGTGAGGTGGCTTATGCTAAATCAACTAATTCATTTTATAATGGTTCTTATACTGACAATTTAGAAAGATATAACGACTCAGACTTTCAAAATAATATAGAAATAAGATGCCAAGAAAGAAAAGATTATAATTTTTTGCTTATCAGACCAGGAGAGAAGAAAGGAAAATATATTTTAGTTATCCATGAAGGTGATTATGAATTTACAATAAAAGGTTGGTTTCTTTTTATAAATGATATGCCAGAACGACTAACTAACTTTGGTTACAATAATAGACCTGCGGTTTACAAAGTAGATATTAAAGAATTATATAAAATGGAGGATATGTAATGGATAAAAAAAGAGAAAAAACATTAACAGTAATTAGTTTAGGTGTAGGAGTTCAAAGTTCGACAATGTTATTAATGGCAGCAAAAGGAGAATTACCAGAAGTTGATTGTGCTATATTTGCCGATACAGGTTATGAACCAAAATCAGTTTACAATTATTTAAGTCTTTTAAAAAAAATAGTTAAATTTCCAATTTATGTTGTTTCAAGAGGAAATATAAAAAATGATATGGTTAATTCTATTAAAAACAATACAAAATTTCCTACAGCTCCATTTTTTACTCAAAATGCAATTACTGGTAAAAAAGGAATGTTAAGAAGACAATGCACTTTTGATTATAAAATACAACCTATTAGAAAAAAATTAAGAGAACTATGTAATGTAGGTTTTAAAAAAAGATTTCCAAAAGATAAATACATAGAGCAATGGATAGGTATTTCTACAGATGAAATACAAAGAATGAAACCTGCAAGAGATCCATATATTTTAAACAGACACCCTTTAATAGAAATGAATATGTCAAGACAAGATTGTATTGATTGGATGAAAAAAAACAATTTTCCATTACCTGAAAAATCGGCTTGTATTATGTGTCCTTACCATAATGATGCTTATTGGCATTTTATGAAAACAGAAAGACCAAGTGAATTTGCAGATGCTGTTGAGTTTGACAAAAGCATAAGAATTGGAGCAAAAAATATTAAAGACAATTTATATCTACATAAATCTTGCAAAAATTTAGATGAGGTTGAATTTAATAAAAAAGAAAATGACAAACAATTAGATATGTTTAACAACGAATGTGAAGGAATGTGTGGAGTATAACCTCTAAAGTTGTAATTAATTATGTATAGTTTATTGACTATTTTTGTATTATGAGTATTAAAAGCACTATGAAAACAATTGGGAAAGAGTGGACAAAAAAAGAAGAAGGTGGAATGTTTACAGCTGACCATCTATCACCATCACAACTAAATAAAAATATAGATCAATGGTTTAACGATTATTGCGTTTTAACTGCTGCTCAAAGAAAAGCATTAATGAGTAATTTAAAAATGGATTTTGGCGGTTATGTGGGTCAAGCGTTACAAGATATAATAGTTTACGATTTAACCATAGATGAAGTTATGAAAGGAAAAAAATGACCGATAGAATAATGCAAGACCTTGCAAAGCTACAAACAGAAAACAGAAAATACAAAGAACAAGTCAAAGGTTATGTTCAAAAGTTGTTAAACAGAGATGAGGAGATTGTAAAATTAAAAAAACAAATTAGCGACAATGAACTTAAAGAAAAAATGGTAGCTAAAAACAAAAGCTACTTAGAGTTAAAAGCTATTAAAGATATAGAACAAGTAAAGGAAAATCGTAAATTACAGGAAGGAAAAAATGAAACTAAAACCACAAACAGAAGAAAAAAGTAAAGGCGGAATGAAAGAAAGAAGGCAGACTTGCCTAAAAGATGTTGGTAATATCCCAACAGTAAATATTAAAGGAAAAAAATATTCTACAGTAAACGAAAGACATAAACATTT